ACATCTTGTCTTTGAACTTTCCGTTACCCCACGTATTGTGGCAGTCCACGCACTCAAGGACAATATTATCGGGGTCAAGCCGGAGGTCTTTTCGCACCCCCTTAGCGATGATATGGCTAAAGTAGGATACGTTAAATTCCCTTAAATGCTTGCCGCAGCTTTCGCAAACGTGGGCTTTTTTGGCCCAAATGTCTTCAAACATGGCCTTTTCGCCTGTGGGTTTACGTTTTGCGAACCCTTTTGGCTTAGGTTTATCCGCACGGTAGTCTTTGCACAGGTGTCGGTTGAAATCGGTGCAAAAACATTCTTCTCTTTGGCACTTCATGGGGCTAAGATAAGTAAAGGGCCGTCTCGTTTGACAGCCCATCACTTTAAACAATAAACAAAAAACACGGGACTCTCACCCCTTGAGAACATACAGAACGTCGTCCTCAAATACTATTCCTTTGGATACCGAGCCTCGGTAGGCGCTAAAAACGTCTCCGGCCTCTATCTTTTCGCACATATCGCCGACTTCGATAGCCTTGTACCGTGCTACGGGCTTTTTCTTGACCTGAATGAGTGAGTTTTCTTCTTGCACCTCCTCGCAACGGATGAACCTGTTAATCATGGGGCTAATGTACTCTTTTTTGGACGGGTTGTCAAGACTTAATCTGTTTTAAGTAGTGCTTTAACTCCCCAATCAAGGGTTAGCGTGTCTCCCTCTTTCACTTTAGCTGGAAGTCGCTTTTCCTCGTAGTTGACCTTCACGGTTTTCAGTTCTTCCAAGCCAAACGTCACCTTAGTGATTGTTCCTCTTTCCGGCACAGGGAAGTCGGGGTGATTTATCGCAGACATTTCGTATTCCATCTTCATTCAGGTATAGCACCGTTCGCAGGTGTGGGTGGGTTATATGGGTGCAAAAGGTAGGGCTATCTGAGAATTAGCGGTAGTGCTACCTAATAGCATCCAAACAATCAAGCATTTTAGTCTTTGATTTGTTAGGGTTGCAATTTTTTGGGCCAAGCGAATATTTTATTTCTTCAATTTCAAGCCCAGTCAAACTAATTGTAAGGGTATGTGTTGACTTGTAATAAGGGTCTGAAACAAGCTCGAAATCGTCCCTTTTAAATGTCCCAAACCCACGATGTCCGTTAATAATTGATGCACCCATATACCCTTTTTCATAAGGCGCACCAATGCCTTTGTTTTCAGTCCATTCAACTAAAGCAATATGGTTGCCGTCTGTAACTATGTCACCTTTTTCAAAGTGCTTATGTTCAGACGCTTCATACCTTAGTTTTTGCTCATTTTCGTAAACTCTTTTTAGTTCTTTTAGTTGAGCCTCTAATTTTTCGATTTGTTCTTTCATTTTTTTGATTTAGTTATTCAACATTACATCGGTTACAAATTCCTGTGTTTTCATCCTTCCACGCCTCAATCAACACTGCGGCCTTGTCGTCGTCGAGTTCTTTGTCAAGAATCCTTTCCTCTTGGTTGAGGATTTCGGCGCTGTCGCAAAACACACAAAGGCGAGGCTCGTCTTGATTCCACGGGGCGGACGGGTGGAGGTCTGCCCCGGCGGGGAGTCGTGGGTCGGTCATGTTTATCGTATTTGTTCGCCAAATGTAGAACGGACATTCGGGTTTATTGTAAAACGAAATGTTAAAAATGCGGACACGGCTCGAAATGTTGTATCTTTGGTCAAACAAAACAACCATGTCGCAATCAAAGTGGCCTAAGTTTTTCTTTGAAAACCCACGGGAAGAAGGTGAAGGCACGATGAGTTACTTGAGGAGAGTCCTCAAAAGAGCGCAGAAAATCAGCGAAGTCAAAGACGAATACGCGCTCAAGACAAAGTACAACAAGTTCGGAAAAGTCGAGTACGTAGAAGAAGTCCAAGACTACAAAAAAGCCGCAAGAATCCTTGTTTTTGACATCGAAACCGCGCCCTTGAAGGCATGGGTGTGGGGCAAGTGGAAACAGAACATATCCGACAGTCAGGTAATTGAAGATTGGTTTATGCTTTGTTGGTCGGCCAAATGGTTGTTTGAGGATTCAACTTTTAGTGCTGTACTTACGCCGGAAGAAGCCGTAAATCAGGACGATAGGCGCATTACTGAACTCTTGTGGGAGAAGATAAATGAAGCCTCTTGTGTTATAGCGCATAACGCCCACCGATTTGATGTAAAGCGCGTAAATACACGGTTTCTCATCCACGGTATGCCGCCACCGATGCCGTACAAAGTCATTGATACCTTGCTACACCTTAGAAACCAATTTGCCAATTCGTCCAACAGGCTTGATAGCATCAATGAAAAGTTGGGACTAAGACGCAAGATTGACACCGGAGGCTTTGACCTTTGGGCTAAGTGCTGCGCGGGTGACGCCGAGGCGCTGAGACAAATGGAGGTCTACAATATCGGTGACGTTAAGGCTTTGGAGGAACATTACCTGAGAATCAGACCGTGGATTCAACCGCACCCGAATATCGGGCTTCATATCCTTGACGGGGTTGAACGGTGTCCTTCGTGCGGGTCAAGCAAACTGCAATGGCAAAGCGATTACCACACCACTGTTAACATCTATTCGGCGTTCCGGTGTGGGGATTGTGGTTCAACAGGCAGAAGTCGTAAAAGCGCTATTCCGGTTGCCAAACGTGCAGCGATACTTTCCTCTTTGCCTAAATCCAAATAAGTCAAGTCCGAGGGCCAAAAAGTTTACTCGTTAGCGATAGAGGGCTGAGATTTTCTTGGCCCTTTGCTATTGTTTTTAGCATATATTTGCTACATGGCAAAGACGGCGCTATACATTATCATCGCTCTTGGAATACTGTTCCTAACAAGCGTAGGAGGTAATATCTACCTGTGGACACGGCTCGAACGTTCACGTATGGACATTCAAAACCTCCGTGAAATACCCACGGCACTTGAGCAGGAGATTAAATTACTCCGTGCAGACAGGGATAGTTCCGAGGCCGTAGTCGAAACATTACTCGAAAAGATAGCCCAAAGCGAGGCCGAAGTAGATAAGATTAACAAAGAATTGTCACGTTCAAAAACCAAAAGGAATGAAACACTTAGTAACGCTCGTACTATGTCTGCTGATGAGCGGCTCGATGATGTCGCAAAGCGGTTATCCAAAGTACCTAAAGCTCCCTGATGGGACGGTAGTAGCGGCGTTTAATCTTGAGCAATTAGAGGCTATTCAGCGCGTCCTGATTATTTGGGAGGCACTTGAATTTGAAAACTACAAGTTAGAGCGGGCTAATAAGGAACTGACCGAACAGGTAGAGTTAAAGCAGGAAGTCATTGACGAAAAGGCCACTCAGATTGCCAAATTAGAGGCCGAGGTAAGGATTAGTCAGGGTGTTTCCGATCAGTACAAGGCGTTATACAACGAACAAAAGGCCGAGACTCAGAAGTGGTCTGTCATGTACAACAAAGAGGTTGTAAAAAAGAAAAGGTGGCGAACCATTGGTATAGTTGCCACCCTTGCTGCCGGAGTACAGACGGCTATTCTTGTGCTTTCGCGTTAACTAAGTTGTTAAGTATGTAATTCCGGCACAGTTCTACGCGAGACTTAATCCTGTCCTCGTAGTCGGTGTCACGGTTAATTGTGAATAGCAGCACCCGTTCCTCAAGAGGCATATCGTGTCTCCAAAGGTCACGGTTTAACACCTCAAGGTCGGTATTTGGGTTCTCCTTTCGGAACTGCGCCATGTCAAAGATCATGTTCTTTTCAATCTTGACAAGATGCTCGACAAATCTTTCGTTGTCCTCTGAGGGTTGTCCCATAGAATACCAAACCTTCTCCTTCTCACGGGTAATCATGTATGCCGGAGCATTGACGAGGCAATAAGCCGTTGACCACTTTTTAGCACCCGTTAGCCACATATAGCCACGGTTCTGCCATTCGTAAGAGGCGTCTAATTTCTCGTCCGGCATTGGGAAAGAGTGAATATCCCACGAGCATTTGATGTCGAAACCTGCCGTTGCAGCCGTGATGGACTCACCGATGTAGCAGTCGGGGTGTCCTGAAATCCACTCATTCTCTACCCTTTCGTCGTTCTTCTTTAGCACGACCGGATTGCCTGTTAGCTTGAACAGGTATCGTGATAGCAGCGTAATACCGTCCTCCTCTGCCAATACCCCTTTTTCGGTGTACTTTGTGATGTATTCGGGTTCACGGTCGAAACGTAGGCTACGGTATGTCTTCCTACACTGCGTAATGTGTCCTTTTTGTAGTTCTGTGGCTTTCTCATGGGTCATAATGCTATACAACCCTGAGCAGCGGAATTTGATGTCTGAGGCGTTCATTTTTCGTTTGTGTCGTTTATAGCGTGTATTAGTACAATCACAATCAATAAATCAAAGTTACTTGGTTGTATTTCAAAGAAAAAATACCTCACGAGAAGAATCCCGTAGTACAGAAGAAACGCTATTTTGGTTATTGTGTTGATTGTTATCATTTCTCACCTCCGTATGTTTGGTTGTAGTATTCAGAACGATTAGAGCATCCGTGTCTGTGTTGGTTCAATGCGTCGCCAAAAGCATTTTCAATCTGCCCCCTCTCCATTTCCTTAGCCTTTTCAAATAACTCATCCATCATTCCTTGAGTTACCCGAACGTCACCCATTCCTAAGTGATGATTTGAGTCGTGAGCAAGTTTCCTTAATTCTTGCTCAAGCCACTCTACCGCCGTTTGGTTTTTCATTTGTTACCTCCTTCTTTTACTTTCAAAAACCCATTGTTGTAAAGATAGGCATAGACAGGCGCTTGATTAAAGTGAAGCGGCTGACCTTCCCACCAAAATCCCAATTCACCATCTTTGTAGACGGTAAGTGTATACAGTCTTTCTCTCGAGTCAAACACCTTGAACTGTGCGCTGCTTTTGTTGTACTCACACACTACAAAATCGCTTAATTGTGAAAGCGCTTCTTCTCCTTGTATTTCAGAGTAAACCATATCAAAAAGTTCATACATTGGAACTACTCCGTTTTTGTCTTTCGTACAAAGTTTTCTTAAGTTCATTTTGACACCTCCTTCATTTTAGCGTTGTACTCATCCTCGATGATGGCGAAAACATCTACGTCGGTTTGGGACTTAATCGCCTCTAACTCCTCTGCTTTAGTGCAGTCCGAAATCATTGCAAGCGCCCTATCTGCCTCTTTGTGAAGGTCAATGGCCTGATTGTCCATGTACTCTACTTGTTCGCCCGTATCGTCCTTAATTACGCCCTGATCGGTTTGGATAGCCTTCTGCATTTCGATACTCATAGGCCCGAAACGTCCGACAAGGAGTTTAAGCACGGTTTTCTTACCCATTGACGTAAATCCGTCCTCTCCTTCGGCCCAAATACCCTTGCCACGCTTGTACATTTGACTGTATTTCTTAGCGTGTGACTCCATTTCGTCACGGCTCATGTACATAGCCTTTTCAAACCCATTCAAAAGACTGAACCAAGCGTAGAATCCGGCAACCTTACCCTCACCACGGACGTTCTTGAACTTGACCTCTTTAGTGATGAAGTTGATCTCGTCAATCTGATTCTCATACACCTCTGACACCCCGATAGTCTTGTATTGACCGGAACGCTGTGCAAGCTGAATAAGCCCCTTGTAACCCATTTGGAACTGTGCCTGACCGCCGTAAGGGACGATGTACGCGAATCCCAAAGACGGGTTAACCGGAAGGTCAAGGGTTGCAGCCACAGCCGCAGCGTTATACACCGTTGTCGGGTCTGCTTTTTTCAGTAGATCATTATTATTGACCACCTGCAAGACCGTTGTGATAAACGCCGATGAACGCTTACCCAATAGTTCTTCAAACTTTGCCCGAACCGAGTTCTGAGCGAAAAAATCCTTTGCTTTTGCTACTTCTGTACTCATTATTACTTGTTTGATGTTTTCCAAATCCTTTCCATCGCGTCGGTATACTTTTCAAGCATAAACACGTACTTCTCGTACTTTTTGTTAGCCTTTCCGCGCAATACTTTTGACACAATACGTCTTTTCTGACGGTCGGATATATGTTCTCCGTACACACCCGTTGATTTTGAGTAAAGTATCTCAAAGTTCTTGAGGTGGTATCCGTCGTCCTTAACACCAAGTCTTTCAAGGCAGTCCGCTACCCTGTGTGCTAATTCGGCGTTTTCGAGGACTTTTATGGAACGGGTTTTCATTTTGTGATAAATTATTCACCACCAACAAGAAACTTCAACAATAGTTTCGTCACCGTCTTTTACGGTGGCATAATTAAAGCCAAGTTCTTTTACCTTGTACTTTTTGTTTGGCTCAACGTCAAATCTATAAATATCATCCGAATTACCTCCAACCATTATGTTTATGGACTTTCCTTCAAGCTCACCCACAAACAAAAATGAATACTTGTAGTAATGGGCAAAAACGACTTCGGATTCACCATACACATCGTTGAATTGTTCTTCTGTCAGCTTTTTCATACCGCTAATGTACGCCCAACTAAGTCACAAAACGGACACTTTAACAACTAAGTAACAAAAAAAGGAGGCTTTTGACCTCCCTCTTTCACCTTGTCGGGTTATGGTTTTTAGAAGAAGATTGCGTCGGGGTGTGGCTTGCGAATAAGCGCCGGAATCTGCTCACCTGTCTTGAGGTTGAAATACCCGTGCCAACGCCATTCTTTGCCGGTCTCAGGCTGTTCGCAGAATCGGAACTCCACAACAGCGTGTTCTTTTGTCGGGTCGAACTCAACTGCAAACGGGAAAGATGTAATTCCTTTTACGATTGAACAAGCACCGAAATTTCCGGCCTCGAACCCTGCCGAAGCATCAGCGGTTTCAGCCGTGCAATCGTTGTAGACAACCGCGTTAAGACGAAGCGAAGTACGTGTGCCTTGCATTGTCGTGAAGTTGCCGTACTGTGATGGGGCTGTAAGTGTTCCGTTGACGTAGATACTTGGCTCAATCGTTCCGTTAACATTGCTGTCCACAACAACAAAAGCGTTTGCAATTTGACCCGCAGATACGTTAACACCATGCCATGTGGTTTTGACTTCCTCGTTTAATTGCTCAATCGTCATGCCTAAAGTCTCGGCCACTACATCGTCACTTACCACAATGGTTTGACGACGGCCATTAACAGTTCCAATGTAGTTGTATTGCTCAGGGTCGTTAAGCCATTCAACTATCACTTCATCGTTCTGCTCTGTTACAAAAAACGCGGACGGGTGTTGATAACAGATATAACCACCGTCAGGGTGTGGTGTGTATTGGTCGCGTTCAAATGGCGATTGGTCATTAATTCTTGCCGCTCGTTCTGCCGTAAGAACAAAGTTCGGAAGCCAAAACTCTACTTCGTCACGGAAGAAAATGTGACGGCCTTGTTCGTCCTGACCACTGTACTCGTATCCGTCCTCGTGGACTTTTGAGTGAAGCCAATTCAAGGCATAGGCGTTGTTGTTCCTTTGCGTGGTTGTGAGATACGGCAATGTTTCACGCTTAAACCCCGTGATATACCTTCGTCCTGCGCGGTCGAAAGCATATTGCGGTGTGTTTTTCGTGTAGAACTTTACTGTTCTTTGTCGCTCGTTCCGCATTACGCGGTTCTTTGCGATGTCGATTACCTCCTGTGGCAATCCTAAAAATTCGGGTGTGTAAATCATTGGGTGGTTATTTTCGGCTAAAATACTTGATTTTCAACCCACATCACAAGGTCGGCCAAATATTTTGCAACCTCTTTCTTTTTGGATTGATAGGCTTCCATGTCGTTAACATTGGTTATGAAACAGACCTCGACAAGTAGGTTTGTTCCGGCTTCTCTCATCACTGCTAAACGCTTACGGGCTGTCTTGGTTTCGTCCTTTACACCACGGCTGCGAATACCCATAATCGTCGCCAAACTCTTTGAGCAAGCCTCTGCGGACTTCCATTCAAGTTCGGTGTGTCTTTCCGGTACAATCACTTCTACCCCTGTGGCTTGGGGTGAGGCCGCGTTAAAGTGAAGGTCTAAGATAACGTCGGATTCTGTCGAATTAATCTTGGCCAAAACTTGCGAGAGTGAATCGGCGTCGTGGTCTATGGAGTGTCTCACCTTTCGTGGCGTTAACTCCGCGCTAATTAGGTCACGCAGTTCACGGGTTAGTTCTGCCTCGGTGTAACCGTTGGCAACTGCTCCGGGGTCGTAATTACCTTTTGAACGGTCGGGTACGTGACCCCCTAAAATGTACACTGCCATTACGCAACTAAGTTTTTGGCCCTATAACGGCCTGTGTGGTAAATGTGACGTGCGGTGTCCATATCAGGGGTATTCCATGTAACGTAAGACGTATCACGGCTGCAAATGACGCCATGCTTTTGACACGGCTCGACTATGTATATCTCCCCTTCGGAGTATCTATTTTTGGAAACAGGGTCGTAAATACACCCTTTCACAACCCTCACAACACAATAATGATCGCCGTGGTCGTGGATAGGCACATACCCTCCGGCTGAGACTTCTACAAATAGTTCTTGGACTTCATCGTCGCGGAACACTTGTTGGATAGTAACCTCTTTGCTCTGTCCGTTGAGCCGTGTCTTGTTTGACGGGAAATCGCGGGAAAAGTGGTTGACCGTTCCCTCATTAGGCACTGTCTTTTCAAGCCAAAACTCTAAGGTTTGGTCAAGCTGTGCCACTTGAGCGTCGAAAAAACTGCGCTTCTTCATCTTTTTATCAGTTCGTCTATCTTGGTTTCAAGGGTCAAATATGCGTTCTTCGCGGCTTCCATGACCTGATTGGTCTTAATAGCCATATCTGCCATGCGCTCGATGTATTTCTCCTTTTCGTTTCGTTCTTTGTATAAAAAGAACAGAAGAAAGACAATAATACCCACCAAAACCACGACAACAATCCCGACCTGACCTGTGAAAGCCTTGTCGATTATGTTGTTTGTAACCGTGGGGTCAACAACGGTATTGGCGGGTGTCTCGGTAACAACGTCACCTATAACAGTCGGTTGAGCCGTGACCACTTGAGCGATTAGTAGCAAGATAAGTGTTAGTCGCATATCTCCCAAAGTTAAGGCTTACTTTTAATCCTCCGCATAGCCTTGTATCAACTCTTTTTCTTTTTTCAGGTACTTAGCCTCGGCATCGTAGTAGTTAATCGGCACACGAAGGTTGTTGTTAACATAGAACTGATACACGGCGTAATTTCTTGCCTTGGTATTGATGTCGTTAATAGTGGCTTTCATCTTTTCGCGGTAGGATTCCTCCTCCAAAATGTCCTGTGCCTTGCGACGGATATTCTCGTTGGTGAGCATAATACCCAAATCCGACAACTGCTCCTCGGCCATCCTTACAATCCTTTCCTGACGTGCGGGCGTGACCTCGTAATCCGACGTTGGCACGGGGTTCTCGGCCCAAATTTTAAGAAGGTGGTCTAAGTTTTCGCCTGTCATTTTGCTGACCTCGTAGAACTGCTCATCGCTCATCGGAACGTAATCTCCGTCCTCCATTATCCGGTATGCCTCACCGCCCCTGTTTGGCCCTGCAATCGAAGGGTTGTACGTGAAAACAAGCCTATCAACCTCATCCACCTTAATGGCGTCTTTGAACATCTTTACGAACCCGTCTGCACTTGAGGTGTAAATTTGGCCCGTGTCGTAGGTTTTGCCACGGTAATCAAGCGCCGGACGGTCAATCATAGGCTGCAAAAGCCCTGAGTATTTCATCAGTTGCTCGGCAAATGTCACGGGTTTTTTGGCCTCGGCGTCAACTAATTGCCCTGCCTGACGGAAGAACGAAGTCGCAGGAATGGTCATTCTCGTAGAATACTCCGCAGAAAGTCTCTTGAGCATTGCAGAAATCTTCCTGTCGTCTCCACTTTTCAGATAATTTGTAGCCTCTGTGAGTATTCGTCCCGTCTGCTCAAAGTACATATTGTTCAGCGCCGCAGAAAGAACCGATAAGGCTATAAAACCTTCCTTGTTGTATCTCTTGGCATCTTCAAGCGCGGCCTTGGTTTTCAGGTTCACGGCAAAAGGCCCGAACCAATCAAGGCTGATGTTGTTGCCATTGATTCGGATGGTGTTAGCGGGGCGCATTTTGGATATATTCTGAGCCTCTTTCCAATTTTCCGGCCCTTCGCCAAAGATCATCTTCATTTTTTCTTCCTCGTCGTCGTCTGCAGCCGCAAGAATAAGTGCTGAAATAAGCGCCCCAACCGCCGCACGGTAGTAATACTGTCCGGCCCTGCGAAAATCGTAGTCGCTTTCAATACCCTTAGACTTATTGTATCCGGCCATCGCGGTGTATGCCGCCGCCTTAATACCTCCGTACACAGGTGTTAACTCCATTGACTTCTCAAGGATATTCGACACCGACTTCACGAACGGAATAAGAAAGTCCATAGTGGCTTTCCACATGAACTCACCAAGTTCAAGCGCACGGATAGCGTTAGGGTTCTTTGTCTTGCTCTTAACCTTCCTGATCGCTCGTGAACCCGCTTGCTTAAACTCATTTACCGCAAGTCCGATACTTGAAAAAAAGAATGGGTCGGTTGCCTTGTAAGTCGTTCTATTTCCATAGAACTGCTGCGCCCGAAGAACATCCTCGCCCCTCTTTTGCTCTATAATCTCATGCACACGGCGGTTGTAGCGCGTCCGTCCGGCAAAGTCGGTAATGTCTATACCCTTTTCGGCGTATTCTTTTTCAGCTTGTTTCTCTGCTTCGTTAATCTCAACGGCAAACGCGGCCTCGTAAGCCCTGCGGTTTAACTCCTTGTTGCTCATGTACGGGTTGGCACGGCGCAACTGAGCCTTAATGTAGGTGTAAGCCTCGCTTTCTTCGGCTATTACTTGGTTGAACGTATCGAAAGCCGACATAAACCGCATGAACGGTCTTTCCATTATGCCTGAGTACCCGCCCAACTTGTGAAACAGCCCAACGTCCTTAAACGCCATGCGCGGATTTTCCATGTAACGAACCGAAGGCGAACCCTCCTTGTTCTTGGTAATCTCACTCATTGCCGTTCCTTTGTCAATGCCGCCACGCCAAAGAACGTCCATTGCCGTCCAAAAAGCCTTTTTATGTGCTTTTGTCACGGCGCGAAGTATCTCTTTGTCCCCGATACCTTGACGGCTAACCTGATTGACAAGCACGTTATATGTGGTGTCAATAACGGCGTCAATAGAACCCGTCATGTTCTTTAAGGCGGTCACAGGGCCACTCAAAAGACGGGCTTTCATGCGCTCAAGAAAAGCATTGGTCAAGAACTGCGGCGAACCCAAATATTCTAAGTACGCTTGCAGCCTCTCCTCAAGCCTTTCCTTTTCCGCTCCGGCGTCCATCGAGTCAATCTCCTCGACCAACTTTTCAATGCTCCGTTCATCTTCTTTTGAGAACGCAACAACCCCGAAGTCTGAGGCCAATTTTTCAAGAACGTCCGCATCGGTTAAGCCACCCTGTTTCCATGTTTCCACAAGTCCTTGAATACGGGTGTTACGGCGCACGGCCTGACCGACGCCTCTCAAACGGCCTCTTTTGTAGGCTTCAACCTTTGTTTTAACCGCTCTTTTCTTCTTCTCAACCACAATCCTATTGGCCTCTGACTCAATAATAGGCATAATGGAAGCAAGAATATCTGCGGGAATCCGGTCTTTCAACGCCTCTTTAATCTTTGCCACCACGGGCGCTGCGTCACGGCTATCGGTTGTTACTTTCTTCCAATCGACCTGCATTTTGCCGCCGACTTCTTTGCCGTAACCCGCATCAATCAAAGCTTCCTTAATCTGCTTTTCAAGCCCCTTTCCTTCCCATTTCTTTGCCTCGTCCTTAATCTTCTTCGCTGCCTCTCTTTCGGCTTTTTTAGCGGCTTTATCTAAGTCTAATTTGGCTTTCTTCGCGTTCTTCTCCTCCTCTAACTTAGCTTTCAGCGCCTCGCCTTCCTTATACATTTCCTCGGCAAGTTGAGTGACTACTTCCGGCGTATCGAATAGTTCGGCTTCAACCCCACGTTCAATCAAAGCCTCTTTAGCTTCTTCGTAGAGTTCCGCAAAATACTCCTCGTATTTACCCTTTGTGTCACGGCGCATTTTCTTGTAGAAGTCCGCGAACTTGTAGTATCCACTCTCAAGGTAGTAACCCGAAGCGTAACTAAGGTACTCCCACACCTGCGGGTCAAGGAACGGGTTTGCGGCTGCTTTGCCAAATGCCTTTCGGCGAAGTTCGTCTAATTTCTCACGCTTGAACGATCTTTGCTTCTGAGGTTTTCCTGCTTTTGGCTCGGACTGAATCTTCTTAATCTTGTCCTCAAGTTCCTTGATAATCCTGTCCTTTTCGGCAACGGTTTCACCCAAAATTCGGTTAACCGCCTCCTCGACCGCTTCGGCCATCTCGTCCTTGCTATCAAGGGTTTTAGCTACATCTTTGGCCGCTTTCTGAGCATTGGGCGCAAATATCTTGTTTCGCTTTTCAATTTCTTTTTTTGACTTGCGAACAATAGAATATGCGCTGTTTTCATAAATGCTTTCTATGTAAGAATTGTAGCGACCGTATGCCGTGGCCTTAGCCGCCAACTTCTCTTTGACATCAAGTTGATAGTCGGCCCATTTATCCTTCTCGTTTACCGTCTTAGCCTTTTGGCCTTGTTCTTTGGCATAGATCAACGCCTCGCCGTAAACAAGCGACTGCAATTCTACCGGAACAGGTGAATTGGGTCTATCCGACAACGAAACCGCATCTTCTATACCTAAATCCGCAATAATTCCTTTCGCAAGGTCACGGGCGGCTTCGATGCCCAATGTTTCGTAGTAGGAACGGTCGTCGGCCAATAACGCATCTTTGGTCTCTTGGTCAAGATCGCTTCGGTTAACATAGGCTTCGATAACACCTCTTAGTTTGCGCTGTGGCGTTTCTTTCTTCTCCTCCTTCTCCGGTGTAGGCGGAACGTAATCGTCGCCGACCTTTTCGGATACACGGGATTCAATATTCTTTACATCGTCGGGTTCAAGCGCCTTGTACTCGTCGGACTTTCGCCACTCCGCAAGTGCTTGGGCCATGTTGTCAACGGAACGAAGAACTTTGGCAAGTGCCCTCGCCGCTGCTGCAACCGCCGCCGCATTTGCGCCTAACGAACCGCCTAATTCATCGGCAAACGAATCCAAGTCGTCGGCTAACTTTTGGAGTTTTGACGGCTTCTTTGGCTTTTCTTTTGAAACGGAAGGGGTCTCTCCCCCTCCGTCGGTCGCAGTCACCTCTACTGCGGGCTGCTCACTAATGTTTACTTCATCGACACGTTCTTCTTTCATGTCGATTTTTTCTCCTTTTTTCGACGCGTCCGGTGCAAGCAAATCCTCAACCGCCTTTACAAGTTCGGGGTTGCTTCCGTCTTTCTTTGCGGCGTGGTAGGCTTCGGCAAGTGCATTAGCATCGCCGTTATTATTTTGGATGAACCTATAAAGATTAGTGCCAACTCTCCCTCCTTTTGTGTCAGTTAAAACAAACGCCCTGTCTAATGAAGGAGAATAAACTATTGGGTCTCCATTTGATTCACCAACCTTATACCATCCGTCCCCAATATCCTTAGCCCCCATACGAAGCGCCTTATCCCATGAGTTATTCTCATTGTTGGCGGCTATGACATCGTTGCTTTTTGGATTAAATTCCCGCGCGGTTGCTGTGTCTGTTATTTTTGTTTTTACGGGCACTTTTTTCAGCGCATTCGCCGTACTTTCAACGTCTTTAAGCGCGTCCGGTACACCTATACCTTGACCTTCTGCCTCTGTCGGTAAAGCTGTGGGTTGACTTTGTGCAAGAATATCGGCAGGACTCTTTTTGCCATACAATCCCAATGACTCAATCAACTCCTTTTTATCTAACTCAAACTGAGTCGGCTTGTTTTTGCTTCTTCCAGTTGGTTCAGTGTAATAAGAAGGGTCTGATTTGAAACTTGGAAAGAAAACAGGGATAGACCTTTTTGCGTTACGCTTATTTTTTTCTCCTTCATGCAACTCGAAAGACACCGTTTTGCCCGCGTTATCCTTACGAACAAAAAGACGAGCGCCTGAAAATTGCCCTTTAATTTTATCAACAAAAGACTCAACATCCTTATCATAATCTATTTCAACCTCTCCTTCACCTCTTGCAACGTCAACGGCGGGTTGTACTCCTTCTCCCCCTTGTCCGACTTCACCTTCTGTAATCGTAGGTCGAACGCCTCCATCAACCTCAGTATCGCTTGCCTGTGCTGTTTCATTTGTCCTGTTTTTTAGTAAATTAACTGGACTTTCTTCGCCCTGTATTGCTTCTGTGGCGGGCATTTCAACGGCTTCACCTGCCTGTGGTCGCTCCGTTACTTGGTCGGTCGGTTGGTCGGTTACTTGGTCGGCAACCCCCTCACTTTCTTTGCTTGACTTTACCTGTTTTTCAATTTTTTCATCGTTGTAAATCGCAATAGTTTCAGGTGTTTCTTGAAACTTATTAGCCCCAAGGCCTAAATTGTCGGGATAGTAGTCCCAACTCTCCCAAACATCTTCCTTTATCCTTATTCCATCGTATCCTAATTTTTTAGTAAGCCATTCAATGTGATTTCCCTCTATTTTTTTTCCGTATCTAAGAATGTCAGAAACATACTTGAAATCTGAAAGATTTTTGTCACTAAACGACAAAATAGTATCATCCCTTAAACCCGCTTCTTTCAGCAATGGTCTAATCAACAACGGATTTAGCTTATCGTTAGCGTTCAATATTCTTGCGTCAGGACTTATTGATACTTCGTATACGTTTCCAACACCCTCATCGACATCACCGTCTTTTGACTCCCTTAGTGCTTTGTTTTGCTTTGCAAGATGACTAAAAAGTTTAGCGGCATCTTTATTGTTTGTTAAGTAAACAGCGTCACCGAGAGTGCCACTATTCCAACCTACTGCTGAATTAGATTTTTGAGCGGTCAATTTGCCTTCTAACTCTACGGCAGTCCCGTGATAAAACACGTTGTCTTTCGCTTCTGTCTTATCCCCCTCACTTTCGAGGGGTTTAACTTCCATTTCTACCTCTACCGCCGCCTCTTGCGGTTCTGCTTTGGCTTTGTTTGCTTCTTCGGAGAGTTCGGTAGGCGTTTTGCCTGTGTCCAAAATAGTCTTGACCTCGGCCTCGATTGCGGCTATTTCGGCTAATGTGGAGTCGGGTTTTACACCCACTACTCGCATAGACTCCTCTAACTTTGCCTTACGGTCAAGTTCGCTTAATACATGGGCCTTTTTTTCACGGCTCAAACGCTCGAAATTCGGCTGTCCTTTCAACCCCTGCAACTTCTCGCTCAACTCATCGGCCATTTCCTGAGCCTTGACTTGAGTTTCAGCATCCGTCACATCGGCAACCGTGCCTATCATTTGAGGCGTTTCGGCCATTGTAAGCATTACATCTTCCGTCGCACCGCTTCGTGGCTTTTGAAATTGAGCCATAAACCTCATGCCGCCACCCGTTAAAAGACCCGCAAACGCTTGTTCTGCTATTTTTTCAGGGTTAAATGTATCCTTGTAAAAGTCCTCACTCTTAACGGCATCAAAAACCTCACGGGCTGCATCACCCGCAATAGCAATAGCGCCCTCTTCTCCAAACTCCTCTACCGCCCCCGCCGAAATATCCTTCATCGCCGCAACCACATTGTCCTTGATAGCCTTTTGCATACTATCTCCGGCTTGTCTTTGAGCGATAATACCTTTTCTGAACTTCGGCGCATCAAAGAATTTAAGGTCGGACACGATATATCCTTCCAAAACAGCCTCAACGCCGCCTATTATTTTTGATGTTAGCTTAGCCTCTGTCACGTCCATTCCGGCTGCGATAGCTTCTTCGTAAGCCATTGGTTCACCCATAAGAAACGCTGTGGCCGAAGTAGTTGCCCGTGGGATACGCATAGCAGACCCCGCAACACCACCACCCGCAAAAAGAGTAGCCGACCCAAGGCCTTGCCCCAAAAGGTACGGTGTCTTTTGAAGGATTGACATATTCTCCCACGTTTTCGGGTCGTAGGGCTGACCTACAATATCGGTTGCGTATTTGCCGTAATTGTCGGCGTAGTTGTATAACCTATCAACCCAAGTGTATTCACCGCGACCCTCTTCTCCTTCAAACATTGTTTTAGGGAACTTCATCGCGCTTGCAAGACCCGTGTTAATAGACTCGCTAAATGAATAGATGGTAGCCGGAACTGCACCCTCACCCTGTCTTTTCATTCTTACAATATCGGCTCCCATTTCCTTTTCGGCAACATCGTAAAAATCGTCCGCTACACGCTCAAGTTCTATGTCTGTAGACCGCATTGAACGGTAGATGTTCTCTGCCTGATCTACAACGTCCGGCGTGACGCTTGTTTCCTTTTCAAGCGCCTTGTACTTCTGACTAAGCAAAGCAACCTCGCTTGAAAGAATATCGTATCTTTTCTTTGACTCAACCGTAAGCGGCGACTCCGAAATCTTGTTTAACTCGTCAACCTTTTGGTTTAGCTGCTCGATGATTAGCGGTGCTTTTGCAAAGTATTGGTTAATATCGTGGTTTGACTCAAGTTCATACAACTCGGCTTTTTTAGCGGCGTAGTAAGTCCCAAGCGCCTCCCTCTTGAAATCAACCATAAATCTTTGCTCGCCCTCACTGATACTACCCGTACCCTCTTTTTCCATTTTCTCCGAAATAGCACGGTACTGAGTTTCTTTGTCTTTGGCAAGTTCGGGCCGTGTAAAACGGAGGTAATTAATATACTGCTCGTCAACGGCCTTGAGGGAACTGTTAATCTCTGATTCAACCGCTTGAGCCGTGACCATATCGTCTGCACCTTTAGCCTCTTTTAGCCTTTTTTGAGCGTCGACAATATCGAAGTCAACCATTATGTCCTGAGCGCGTCGATAGCTGTCTGCAAGTGGTTTTACGGCCTCGTAATCGGCTCTTTTTTTGGCTATAACCTGAGCCGTTGGGTCTCTTTCTATTTCGGCTTTGCGCTGTACAATACCCCTTACGACGGGTTCTGCCGCTGCGGATGCCTTAACTGCCTCTTGTGCTGTTAGCTCTTTTCCTGCGGGCATGGTTTCAGCGCCTTCCATTTGTTCGGCCTCTGACATAAACCGTGGGCCTTGACCGGACGTTGGGACTTCCGTGACTATTTCGGTATCTACTACCTTGTCAACGGTCTTTTCGGGTGCCTTACGGCGTCTTGCTGCCTCTGCGGCCATTCGCATAAGGCGCATTTCCTCCTTTGCGGAGTCGTCGCCTTGCGCTACACGGGTTGCTAATTCTGAAAACTTACGGGTATCAACCGTCGATACGGTCTGCGAAGCGCCTGAGCCAACTTGCGAAACGGGCTGCGACGGTTCTTTTTTTTTTACAAGCGAATCGTAATCGGAATAAGCGCCAAACACTTTCTCGCCTCCGAGGTTATCGTACACGTCTTTTCGGTACGCGCTGTCCTCCGACATAAGCGATTTGAAATCATCGTACTTTCCGAATACGCCCTCACCTCCGAGGCCGTTGTAAATATCTTGCAGGTACTTTTCGTCCATTACTTTTTACGTGCTGTTGCGTTTAGGTTTACCGATGGGGTTGAACCACTTGTCTTACCGTCCAAATTTACACCCTTTTCCCGCGCAATAGTGTACGGGCTGATAAAATTCATGTGAGTGTCGAAATACTGCTTGTTCTCGTCGTATGGAATCACAATACTTGGAAGCTCCTTAAACCTAACAAGCTGACCGTCAACCTCTCTAACTTCTTCACCCTTGCGATTTGCCTCTATGATAAACAGGTCTTTTTGCTCGTTGGAAGCGTTAATGCTAATCTCACCAACGCGCTTCATAGCCTTTCCACGGGCGAAGGCTTTTCCGTCACGGATAACAAAGTCCCTGAATGAGAAAGAAACGTCCTTGCCTTGATGCTTGACTTCAAACGGCGGGATATTCTTCCCCTCCTTTGAAACCGAAATAACAAATACCTCTTCCGGTTGAGCACTAACCTTTGGCTTTTCACGGAGTTCTTTGTCACGGCGCAACTGCTCCATTGCCATATCCGCACGAGCGCCACCCCTTGTTACTTGGGCTTGCAAGTCAATAATTTCTTCGCGTGTAAGCGGGGTGTAAGCCTCTTCTTGTGCCGGAGTTTCGGTTACAAAGCCCGAACTAATCGTGAAGTCGCCTATTTGCTGACCTCCGCCCGCCATGTTGATATTGAAGTCACCACCTTTCGGAACGGGAACAACGGTTGTGCTTGACTTTGAACGACGGCGAATCTCCTCTTTAATCAAGTCTTTTGCCTTGGTCGCGTCTTTGGCCTGTCCGGTACGGATTAGATGCTCCAACTGCTTAGGATAAAGCGCACCGTATTGTTTGGCGGCTGCGTCCAAAGTTTCTTCTGCTACACCTGTCTTGGTAACGTACTCACCACCCTGACGTTGCTCGTTTGTAGCCGCTTCGGGAACGAATTTATCAAGTTCCTCAAACGGCGTTACTTTAGGCATGAGCGGGTTAGAATTAAGCACGAGTTTCGAGGCTTCTTCCGGTGAAGTTTTTTCCAAATCGTCAAGAAACTTCTGAAACACCTGTTCGTCGTACTTTCCGGTTTGATATTCTTTGATGATCTTACCGAAAGCATCACGGGCCAAAGTGTCTTGCTCGATGGCGTAGTTCACGTCGCGTTCCATTTTAAGAAACTCAGGCATTGTTTGTGGGTCGCCGCCTGCCGCTGCAATAGCCGCACCCGCACCGATTAGCTTTTCAATCTGCTGTGAGCGCACCTCTTTTGTCTTGTCCCACGTAGGAACAATCTGCTGCAACTTCGCAAGGTTGGCATCACGTAGCTTTTTATCGGCCTCTGCCTTTTGAATCTTGTCCCATTCCCTATCCACGTACTTATTCAACAAAGGCTGCATAATAGCCTGTGGTGAGGGCTGTTGGTCGAGCACGGTTGCGTATCCCGTGTTGTCCTGACCTTGAAATACTAATCCTTTTGCCTCTGCCATGTTAGTTATTTATAGCATCAATGATTTGCTGAATCAATGCGTTTTGTGCTTCAATAGACCCCATTCCTGAGCCTCCTGATTGAGTTAAAGCCCCAAGTGCTTCGGTGGCTTGTTGAGCGTCTATTCCGGTTGGGTTAGGCGAGTTCAAAGCGCCCATCATTCCGGTTGAACCGCCGGATAGTTGGTCAATTAGTTGCTTGTTCATGTAAGCCCCTCCAATCGCACCACCTACACCCTTAATACCCTCGTACATATTCTGCATACCGCCCGCGCCGAGTGCCGATGCCGCCGCTGCTTTATCCATGAACGGTTGCATTTCGTTGACCTCGAACTGTTTTTGTTCCCAATCGGCCATGCGGTTTAACTCCGCTTGTACGTTCTGCTGACGTTGCATATAACTCTGTGCGGCTTGTCCTGCAAGTTCGGTCTGCGATGTCATGCGATTAGCGTAAACATTGCTAAGTGCCGCAAGCGCCTCTGCCGGAGAAGATGCCGTTTCTTGGATATTGCTCGCTGCTCCGGCTACTTGTTGGTCAAGCATCATTTCTGCTTGGTCTTGACCCGGCATATCAAACGAAGACCCAATGCTCTTAGCCTTTGAAAGCGCGGCCACGGCAGAATCGGGTATCTCCATTTCGGGACGCTTCAAGTCTTTGAGCATCTTTCGGCTTTGAACCATTTGAGCCGCACCCGTTATACCTTGAACCGCAGCGGGTATTCCTTGTGCAAGGGCGAACATTGTAATCGGATCCATTTTATACTATCGCTATTGAGTTTTGTGATTGCACCGTGCTTGACCAAATAATTACCTGTGAGGTCGAAGCCTGTGAAATCGTATTGGTTATTTCGTATCCCCTCATCTGTCTGCCGTTAACCTCTGCAAGAGCGGTTGTGACAAAGTTAGGGGTATTTATGTCACGTTTGTAAGGGGCGTAGTAAAATCCCTCTCTCAAAGCCCAACTTGTCGCCGGAATGCTTGTCTGCATCGCTGTGTACGAAGCGTTGGGTAAGATGTTAGCCACAAGCGCCCAAACTGAATTAGTTTTCAAGGCAACTGCCCGCCATATCTTCATAAGCGTTGGTTGACCTTTGGCGACATACTTCAAACTTTGAGTCTGAGGTTGACCTAAGAAGTTAAGATACGAACCCTGATTGTACTTGTAAAGCTGACCTGACACCCAACTAACAAGGTAATCACCTAAGTTCTGTGACCAATCCGATTGGTGACGCATAAGCGAAGTCCAACGGCCCTTGACGTAGTTGAACACGGCGTAAATGT